TCCATGAATTGTTCAGCATGTTCTTTTGATTCAGCCGCCTGTAGTCTGGCTTCCAACAAAGCCTGTTCATTGCCTTCTTGTTCAGCATCTTCTTCAAACTTAGGATACATTTCGGTGTATTCATAAGTTTCACCTTCAATTGCCTTTTCTAGGCACTCTCTGGTAGATGGTCTGCCAATCAACAATTCTAGGTGACCCCATGCATGTTTGATTTCTTGGTCTGCTGTATGTTCAAAGTGTTTTGCAACATCTTCAAAACCTTCTTCACGAGCAATCTGAGCGAAATAACGATACTTGATGTGAGCCATTGATTCGCCAGCCAATGCACTCTCAAGATTTTTTAATGTGATAGACATAATTTCCCTTCATTAGTTAGTGATACACATAAATTACTTATGATAGTATATCACTATTTTAAGTTAAAGTCTAATTGATTATATCAATGACGATAATAGTAATGGTGCGCCCACTAGGACTTGAACCTAGGACCAACGGATTATGAGTCCGCTGCTCTGACCAACTGAGCTACAGGCGCAGTTATTTGATATATTCCAACCAATCCTTACGCATCAGATGCAATTGTTGCGTATTTTCTTGTGATGGTTGATTCTTGCAGACAGAAATGAATTCCACACCGTCAATCTCTTTGGTTGGCCAATGAGAATAGGTGTAGTAAATATCTCCGCCGTTCTTTACACGGACTTTATATAAAATGGGTTTTTTAACATGTTTCATGATAGTACCATTATATCAAAAAGAAAGGGCTCTGTCAAGAGCCCCTTCAGTTTATTGGAATTTTTCTGGATAATTAAGGCGTTCCCATTCCTCATCGGAAACGGGCCACCAATTATTCATCTTTCTTTTCCTTAACTGAAATTTTCTTTACTAGGTCTTGTGCTTTAACCATGTTTTCCAACCAGATTTTCAACATACCATTAACCAATTCGGCATCTTTGATTTCAATCTTGTCTGCCAATTTAAATTCACGGCTGAAATTACGGTTTGCAATACCCTTGTGAATGAAAGTACCTTCTTCTCCGTCCAATTCTTTTGCAGAACCTTTAACAACCAAAGTGTTTCCTTCTAGAGTAACTTCGATATCAGATTTTGCAAAACCAGCAACGGCCACTTCAATGACATACTTGTTGTCTTTGACTTGACGGATGTTGTATGGAGGATATGCGGTAAATTGCTTCGCAGTATTTTTGGTCATTTCTTGTAGGTCCTTGAAAACTTCATCGAAGCCAACAACAAAAGGATCAAATTTACGGAAGTCGAAAGTAGGGGTAAGATAGGTCATTTGTATCTCCTTAAAAAGCGAGTTAATTAAAATTGCCAACCCAAAAAGGCATTGGCACCTGTGGATATTTTACTAGCTTAACACAGGCACGCTAGCTTCCCATCCCGATGGGACTGAGATTATACTTTATTTATACTGTTTTGTCAACAGGTTTTTTACCAATATTGTATTTTGGTACCAACTGCCATTCATTTTTTTCTTTGTGTGAAATGATTTTCACTTGTGAAAGAAATATTGGTGCTGGTTCTTGGGTCTTGTCTTTGTTTACCACTTTCAACAATCCCCAATCTTCAAGTAAATTTACGATGGCATTCCGACGGGCCAAATCATTTTCGGTAATGTCGGTTGGTTTACCATCTAGTGCAAACAACTCTTTAAAATGTACCACATAATACTGTCCACGCTTGTGGAGAATGTGGCAAGATTGGTATAATGTTTTATCTTTTTTGGAAGCTACACCGATTCTGGTTAATGTTTCTCTAACCTTTAGAAAATCATCCTGTTCATTCAATGTAACTTCTACTAAATCCTTAATGTCAATCATTTCACTCCGCCTTTGTCTGTTTTTCTTCTTATATCAGCGATTTGTTCATCAGTAAGAATACGCAAAGCCTCTTTGGCTTTTTGATTGGAGTAACCAAAATATAATTTGATACAATCAATATTCTCTTCCACTTTAGACTTTTGCCACGGAGCGAACTTCCGTTTCATAGGTCTGATACTATTTAGAAGATACTGGTATTGCATATCCTTATCCAAAGAAGGACAAAGATTCATCTCTTGTGCATGTAATACACAATCTAGATGATATGACAGGGAACGATTAACAATAAACGGTGCATAATCCACATAGTCCAGTTCTCCGTCTGGTTTCTTTTTGTGCATTACATAGTCTACATAGTCGAATGGGCTCATTTGAATTCACACTCAACCATAATTTCAGTTAGACAGGCAATCAGATTAATTTCGTGATCAGCCACAAATGCAGCCTGATATTGATACTTTGCAAGAATCAAAACCAATTGTGGCACCGAATTAGGTTTCAACTGTTCATAAAGACCGTCATAGATGTTACGAAAGATTCTTGTCTGGTCATTGTCCAAGTTATTGGTAACCCACTTACGACAATCACCAAAGTTTTTCTCTTTCAATGCAGAAATGAGTTCGGTTAGTTTAACATCTGAAACCGCAGCCAGAATACCCTTATCAATACGACCACTCACACCATATCGTTGTAGTTCATTTAGAATTCTACGATTGTCTGGGAAGTGTTTGGTGATGACGGCAGCCACCACTTCTTTGTCATACTCAATGCTTTCGGTTTGAAGTATGGTTTCAACACGCTTGAAAAACTGTGTCGCCATCTTTGCCTTAGAACCATTGGGTTTAAAGTCAATGACGGTGCAACGAGAATGAATAGGATCAATAATCCGATTCTTAAAGTTACAAGTAAATATGAATGAACAATTGTTAGAAAATTCTTCAATACCTGCACGGAGGATTGCTTGTGCGTTAGGTGTTAGATAGTCTGCTTCATCTAGAATGATGACCTTACGGCCACCCATGAGTGACATTGCCGAAGCATAGTTACGAATCTTGACACGGATAGTATCAACACCGTTTTCTTCTGATCCGTTAATAACGATGTAATCACAACCAACTTCTTCACAAAGAGCTCTTGCAACTGTGGTTTTACCAACACCAGCAGAACCTGCGAATAATAGATTAGGGATTTCTTTACGATTTACATATTCCTGAAATGTATTTTTCAATGCATCAGGCAAAATACAATCATCAATTTTATGTGGACGATACTTCTCCACCCACAAAATGTGTTCGCTCATTCAAATACTCCATAATATAATTAAATTTCATCACGCCACTCCCATCCAAAAACAAGAGTGACCATCTTTCTGTGAAACCAGTTAGGTTTCTTTGTCATGCCAATAAAAAAATTGGGTGAAAGTGCCCAATGACCTACAACAGGTGGAGGCTGATAAAATTTATACTTATCAGCATCTACGGTATAGATTTCGGCAAGCTTTTGACTCACTTGATATCCTGCATGGACTCAAATAGAGCCTCAAACTCTTTTGATTCGGCAACTTCAGTCTGGAATGAATTGTTGAATTGTGTCTTAGCCATTCTCTTAACAATTTTCTTAGGCAATTTCAATTCATCATTTGCTGCATCAATAATGTCTTTGATGGCTTCGTTGTTTGCCTTGTTGCGATTCATATGCAATACAACTTCATCAATATAGCCTTTGAGTTTTTTTAATTGTTCTTCATCAAAAGAACCAAACAATGTATTCACTTTAGTCATTTCAATTCTCCATTAACTCTACCAACAACACTCAAGAAATCTTCCACAACAGCCAATGTGCCAGAAGGAATGTTGATGATTGTTTTGCCTTCAAGGTCCGTTCCTTCAGGACCAACAAACACGGCAATAATGTGGTCTGGATTTACAGCAACACTTTTATTATTAATTGCGTCAGTAAAATATAACAACATATTAACCACCAAACTTAGAATCTTTGGCTTCAATAGCAATAAAGTATTGCATATCACCTGCATCATTCACGAATGAAGAAAGACCAGCAGATGAAACTTCCACATTATAGGTATCTGAAATCATCTTGAAGTTTTCAACCAAGAAAACAGCTTTGTAAATTTTATCGTTTGTTGCATCACCAATTTCAATAGTGTTGGTGTGTGCAGAATCATCTTTTGCATTGAATACTGTAACATAAACTTTGTTGCCATCAGATTCAAAAGCAATGTTAGGTGATTGTAGAACGGCTGCGTTCTTCAATGCTTGGGCCAAATCTTCTTGTGTCAGTTTGAGAGATGCATCAACAGACGGCAACTTCAACTCTTTATCTGGAGGAGAA